ACGCAGGAAACATAGAGCTTACTAGAGATAGCGGTGATATAATCGGAGGAACTATAACGCCTTCAAAGGTTAATGCTTCTAAAAGCATGTTTAGTTTTGACTTTAGCTCTGGCACATTTGTAACAGGAGATTTTGTCGAATTTAGTAGCGTTACAACGTTATCATTTGTGTCAGGGTGGGCGTACTCTCGAGGCAACTGGTTTGTCAATGTAGACCAACTCGGCGGGTTGCGGTTATATCCCACATATTCCGATGCTGTTGCAGGCACTTCAAATAATAGAGTTGCAATAGCAACCCCTGGTGCTGCTATTGCTGTTGGCTGCAAAATCCTTAATTCAGTGCCAAGGGTACTAGGCCAAATTGTTAAATTTGAGTTATCAACTGATCGCGAAGCAGTTGATACAACAGGATTAGGCGATGAATTTAGAAATCAATACAGCACTTTGATCACCGGATCAGGCAGTATCGAGTGTATTTTTGATTATGCAGTTGCTGGTGAAACTGAAGTTGCAGTGTATTTGCATAATTTATTATTGCGGCAACAGTTTGGCAGTGATTTTAAAGCCAACTTATACATCCTGAGTGAAGGCCAAGCACAAGGCGCTAATGCTGCAAATGATTCGATATGGTATGAGATCAGTGGTGTAATGACGCAGGCAGCAATTAGTTGCGCTGCAGGCGACATAATCGGCAGTACATTTACGTTTGTCACCACTGGCGAAATCAAGCTACGAGTGCAAACTGCGACCTTCGGCGACTTGGTTCTTAACTCTGCGGGTGATAGAATGGTTCTAAGCACCGCTGACGCGGACATCCTAGAGCTTGGAGAAGAACTCTAATGGCTAACCAGCGTATCGATCAGCTAAATGCTGAAACAACACCAGCCGCAGCAGATTTGCTTCCATTATTTAGTATTAGCGGTAGTGATACCAAAAAGATTACACTTAAAAATTTAGTACAGCAGGGCGCTGCATTAATTGATGACGGATCAATACCAGGCTCAAAGGTAAACCTAGGTGCTGGCGCTATAGTGCTAACTGGGGTAATTGTTAATGCCGACGTTAACGCTAACGCGGAGATTGCGGTTAGCAAATTAGCCGATGGCTCAGCCAGACAATTACTTCAAACTGACTCCGCTGGTACTGGTGTTGAATGGGCTAGTAATATTGACATCCCCGGCACGTTAGACATTACAGGCGCAGCAATATTTGATAGTACTGTTGCTGTAACCGGAGCATTAACCAAAAGCGGTAGCAATGTCGTAACGGTTGGCGATACCGGAACAGTCACAAGCGCAATGATTTTAAATGATACGATTGTTGATGCTGATATTAGTGCAACTGCTGAAATCTCAGTTAGCAAATTAGTTGATGGTGCTCCCCGCCAATTACTTCAAACTGATGCCGCCGGTACTGGCGTTGAGTGGGCTAGTAATATTGACATCCCTGGCACACTGGATGTAACCAGCGCAGCCACATTTGATAGCAGCGTCGCCGTGACTGGTGCGTTAACCAAAAGCGGCAACAACGTTGTAACCGTTGGCGATAGCGGTACAGTCACTAGCGCAATGTTGCTTGATGGCACTATTGTTGATGCTGATATTAACGCTAGCGCAGAGATTTCAGTTAGCAAGTTAGTTGATGGCTCAGCCAGACAATTATTACAGACTGATGCCGCTGGTACTGGTGTTGAATGGGCTAGTAATATTGATATACCTGGAACTTTAGATGTTACCAATGCAGCCACATTTGATAGTACTGTTGCTGTAACTGGTGCTTTAACAAAGAGTGGCAACAATGTTGTAACCGTTGGCGACACCGGTACTGTTACTAGCACAATGTTGCTTGATGGCACAATACTTGATGCAGATATAAATGCCTCTGCTGCTATTGCTTACAGCAAGCTTGCCACATTAACCAGCGGCAATATTGTACTTGGCAGCAGCGCTGGTGTTGCAAGTAGCACCTCTGTTACAGGTGATATAAGCATAAGCAACACAGGCGTCACTTCTATTAGTAGCGGCGTAATTGTCAACGCTGATATCAATGCTTCCGCTGCGATTGCTGATACCAAATTGGATACTATCGCCACTAGTGGCAAAATATTTAACAGTGCAACTACTGCCACAGATGCTAATACTCCGTCGGCAATTGTGGCCAGGAACGCAAGCGGTAACTTTACGGCTGGTACGATCACGGCCTCGCTTACCGGCACAGCATCCGGCAATTTAGTGAGCGGTGGGGCGCTAGGCACACCATCTAGCGGCACCTTAACAAGTTGCACTGGGTTGCCAATTTCTACTGGCGTCTCAGGGCTTGGGACTGGTGCAGCAACGTTTTTAGCAACACCATCAAGCGCAAACTTTGCTGCATTATTAACTGATGAAACTGGTACTGGCGCCACTGTATTTGCTACTTCACCAACTTTAGTAACTCCAGCCTTAGGAACTCCTACATCTGGGTCTTTAACTAACTGCACAAATCTGCCTGTTGCAACTTCTTCAGTTGCAGGCGCTGTTTCAATACCAGCAGCAGGTGGATTAGCACTGACAGGTGGCGGTGCATTGAGCCACAGCAATGCCGTGACAGGTGGCGCAAGTACTCGCAGCGGCATTACGTTTGACGCTCAAGGACATATTGTTAGTACGGTTGACTTGGTTTCTACTGATCTACCAGTTGCAACCAATGCAGTAAAAGGTGCTGTTATCGCAGGAAGCGGACTTACTGTTGATGGTAATGGCGTAGTTGCTATTAGTGTTGCAACTTCAAGTGTTTTAGGTGCGATAAAGTTAGGCACTGAGCTTACGTTAAATGGTACAAATCAACTTGAACTTACCGCGCAAGGTGGGATTGCCGGCGGCACGGCGTATCCAAAAGTCACAGTAAATAGCAAAGGGATTATAACAGCAGGCGATGTTTTAAATGCAGCCGATATTCCATCTATTGATGCAAGTAAGATCACAACTGGCAGCGTTGATATTGCGCGTATTGCAGCCAATACGGTCACAGGCGCCAAGTTAGCTAATTACGCTATCAGCAAAATTGGAGATACTACGCCAACCGCTGACTGTATTGGGCAATTCTTTTTCAACCCGCTAAGTAAAGATCTTGCACTTTGGGACGGGAACGTATTCCAGCCAATTGGAATAAGCGTTGGTGAGATTGTATTTGCTGGTACATTTAATGCCTCGACAGGCAGTGGCACGGGCCTTATTACATCCGTAACGGCAGAAGGAACTGGTATTGGTCTTACTGCCGGCGCGGCATTACCATCGGCATCTGTTGGTAACTCTAAATATTATGTTGTAGTAAGTACAGGCGGTACAGTTACTACCGGCAATGCGCCCCACGCAGTATTAAACCCGCCGGATATTATTTTATCGAATGGCACAACATGGGTAGAAATTGATATCTCGCAAACTTTTACAACTGTAACTGCAAACCAAGTATCATTTGCGCCTTTTGGTAATATTGCTTCTGCTAATGTACAAGCTGCAATTGAAGAATTAGATACAGAAAAGCTACCGCTTGCGGGTGGCACTATAACAGGCAGCTTAGAGATTGGTACAACAGGTACGTTATCTTTTGAGGGGGCCACCGCCAACGCTTTTGAAACTACTATTGCGGTAGTAGATCCTACGGCTGATCGGACAATCACGTTTCCTAATATTTCTGGCACGGTAATAACTACGGGAGATACCGGCTCCATCACCAGTACGATGTTATTGGATGGAACGATTGTAGACGCAGATGTAAACGCAAGTGCTGCTATTGCTTACAGCAAGCTTGCCACATTAACCAGCGGCAATATCCTTGTAGGCTCCAGCGCGAACGTAGCAACTTCTACCGCAGTATCAGGTGATGTAACCATAAGCAACACGGGCGTTACTGCTATTGCTAGCGGCGTAATCGTTAACGCTGATATAAACGCATCTGCAGCGATTGAAGGCAGCAAAATAGTGGCCGCTACTACTGGCGTCGTAGGTGTAACACAACTTAGCGATAGCACCAGCACTACCAGCAGCGTATTAGCTGCGACGCCTACAGCAGTAAAGGCGGCATACGACCTTGCAGCAGCGGCATTGCCTAAATCAGGTGGCACGGTTACTGGTAATTTGGAAATTGGCACTGCGGGCAGCCTGACATTTGAAGGCTCTACAGCAGATGCTTTTGAACTGAGTCTTGCAATTGTCGACCCTACCGCTGATCGCACGATCACGCTGCCAAATGAGACTGGTACGGTTATTGTTAGCGGCAATGCTTCAATTGTTAACGCAGATATAAACGCATCTGCCGCCATTATTGATACTAAACTTGCAACCATCGCCACTGCTGGCAAGGTCAGCAATAGCGCTACTACCGCTGCAAGCGCGAACACTTTATCTGCAATTGTCGCAAGGGATGCAAGCGGCAACTTTACTGCTGGCACAATTACAGCGGCGCTTACAGGAACGGCAAGCGGTAATTTGGTAAGCGGTGGGGCGCTAGGCACTCCAAGCTCAGGCACATTAACAAACTGCACTTTCCCAACACTTAACCAAAGCACTACCGGCAACGCTGCAACAGTAACTACTAATGCAAACCTAACTGGTGATGTTACCAGCGTCGGCAATGCAACAGCTATTGCTAGTGGTGTAATTGTTGATGCAGATATCAATGCATCTGCGGCAATTGCGGGTAGCAAGATTGTGGCAGCTACCACAAGCGTTGTAGGCGCGGTGCAGTTAAGCGATAGCACCAGCACTACCAGCAGCGTATTAGCTGCGACGCCTACAGCAGTGAAGGCGGCATATGACTTAGCAGATGCTGCATTACCTAAAGCAGGCGGCACCGTAACCGGCAATGTAATTTTAGATAATCAGGTTGATGCACGATTCCGTGAAGCAACAGCAAACGGAACGAACTACGTTGGATTCCAGGCACCAGCAACAATTGCGGCAGATGTGTTATGGACGTTACCGGCAACGGATGGAACAAGCAATCAGGTGCTAAAAACCGATGGTGCTGGTACACTAAGCTGGAGTACGCCTACTACAGGCGGCGTAAGCCTTGGCCTTGTAATCGCACTATCCTAAAATCATGGCTGAAACTTTTAACAACGCCAGCATCAAGCTGACAACCACCAGCGCAACAGATATTTACCAAGCGCCTACTGCTAATGCAGCAGACCGGGCTATCGTGCTGAGCTGTTTAGTCGCCAACGTAGATGGCGCCACTGCAGCTAATATTACAATTACCGTAACCGATGGCAGTAACGCAGTATTAAGCACCTTGGCTAGCACTATTGCAGTGCCAGCAGACGCATCTCTAGAAGTGGTAACAAACAAGCTCATACTTAAGCAATCGCAGAAAGTCAGGGCTACAGCATCAGCGGCAAGTGATTTAGAGGTAACTCTTAGCGCATTGGAGATTACAGTATGAGTAACGGTGGGATTATTGGCGTTATCAATACGCCTACAACATCAGTTGCTTCTGGCGTATGGACATTAAATGAAGTATTACTAGCGCGAAGCCAAGATATTTGGCCCGGTCAGCCTGTCCCGTTAACAGCCAATTACCTCGTAGTTGCAGGTGGTGGTGGGGCAGGTGGGCCAGAAAATGCTGTCGGAGGCGGCGGTTGGTATGGCGGTGGCGGTGGCGCAGGCGGACTGCGTTCTACTGTTACTGCCACTGGCGGCGGCGGCACATTGGAAACTGCACTAACGTTTGTCCTTGCCACGAACTACACAGTCACGGTTGGTGCTGGTGGGGCAGGTGGGGCAGCCGCTTCTGGCACTGGTAATGATGGAACGAATGGAAACAATTCTGTTTTTAGTTCTATTACCAGCACCGGCGGAGGAGGTGGAGGAGGTGGAGGAGGTAATAGTGCTGGTCGGGCAGGCATAACAGGCGGTTCCGGCGGCGGCGGCGGTGCCGGTGACGGCGGTGCCGGGGCGGCAGGAACAGGCACTGCTAATCAAGGGTTCACAGGCGCGGTTGGCACTTCTAACGGCCAGGCTGGTGGTGGTGGTGGTGCAGGCGCCCTTGGTGCGGTAGCTTCGGCAAGAGCAAAAGCTGCTGGTGTTGCATCTTCAATAACTGGCAGTTCTGTTACGAAAGGCACTGGGGGTTCCAGTTACGTACATGATGCTGCGAACATAGACGGTCCTGCTAATAGCGGCGATGGCGGGGATACATCATCGACCAATAATGGGAATGGGCGTTCAGGTGGTAGTGGTGTCGTAATCCTTCGCTATCCTGACGTTTTTACAATCTCCAACCCTGGCGGTGGTTTGACATTATCTACAGCAACA